GGTCGAGTCGGCAGAATCGCTCCGCTCCTCTCCCATCCGCATGACGCGACTGACAAATGCAGTCGCATCGGCTTTGCTGAAGCCTGCATCGCGCAGGATTCGCTCGGCATCTTTGGGGGCCGACAGTTCATCAGCCGATTTGACGTTTGTGACGCGGCTTTTGCCGTTGGCCGGGAAGGTGACCAGGGACACTTCCCACAGGTCCACGGCGTTCAGCGTGCGAATTTCGGTGTCTCGGTCGTAGGCCCATTCTTTGCTGACAAAGCCGATGCTCAGGCCGTTGATCGCGCCCATCTTGAGCAGGGCGTGGGCTTCTTTGCCTTGGGTCACTTCCAGGGCCAGCTGGCCTTTGATGCGCAGGCCTTTGGCGTCTTCGACCATTTCGGTCCACACGCCAATCGGGGCGCTGGCCCCGTGCTGCCAGAGCATGGCGGGCATGGTGCCTGCAGCTTTGTGGTCGGCCAGTGATTTGGCAAAGGCCCCGGCGGCGACCACATCGTCGTAGCTGTCGGGCACACCAAACACGGAGCCATAACCCTCGATCACGCCTTCGTCGCTGACGGCTTTGACTTGCAGCGCAAAGCTGCGCACTTCGCGGGCCCCGGCGCTTTTGCGCTCGGGTGCGCCGGGCAGGCTTGCACGGCCAGGTGGCTGGCGTTTACGGTGTTGCGGCAGGGTCTTCATTGGTGGCTCCGGTTTGGCCGTTGGTCATGTTCATGGGGGTCAGTGGCGTGTCCAGCCCTGGCAGTGGGTCTTTGCCCTCTTCGTCTCGAATCTCGTTGCGGGTGTAGATGCCCATTTCGGCCATGGTGCGTGCCCACTGGGCGCGGTCTTTCATGGAGCCGTTGCGCATGTAGCGCGTGTCAAATTCGGCAAACAGGGGGCCTGCACCGTCGAGCAGCATTTCGTCGATGCGCTGGGTCCAGGCGCGGTGCCATGGCGCCAGGGTGTGGATCAGGTGGGCGGCAAAGAAGGCTTCAGAGCTGGCGAAGGTGGCGGCCTTGTCGCTGTGGCCAATCATGATCGGGAAGACCCCAAAGCCCCGGCAGATTTCCTCAATCTGCAGGCGGCGGGTCTCAACATGCTGCGCGTCCACCCCGGTCATGCCAGCGGCGATCCACTTGGCGTTGCGGTCCAACAGCAGCGGGTCACCCGCACGGGCTGCGCCGGTTTTCTTCTTGATCCAGTTGTTCAGGCGTTCGTATTGTTCCGGGTTGAGCGAGCCGTCGACCGAATACACGCCGCTGGGTCGCAGCGCGTTTTTGTGCATCGAGCTTTGGCTTTTTTCGGTGGCCATGGCCAGGCCAATGGCGGTGCGGGCCAGCTGCACGGCGCTCAGGCTCTTGGCCCATTCCCACTGCATGCCGTGGATCACGAAAACATCGTCAGGGCCAAACTCGCCAATCTGGCCAAACTGGTCATAGCAGCGGTAAACCAGTTCGTAGCGCGAATTGTGGTGCACCTGCCAGCTGTCGGGTGGTACCGGAATCAGCTCGCGCACCCGGCCGTTGTTGCCGCGCACCTTGATGCTCAGACCGGTGCCAGACAGGCAGGCGTGCAGCGTCATCATGCGGCGCCATTCAAATGCGGTTTGCCATTCGTTGGCGCGGCGGCACAGCAGCCGGTATTCGGGGATGTTGGTGGCGCGTTCGCGGGTGCCGTCTTCTTTTTCGCGGTAGACGTGCAGCTGTGGGGTGGCGCACCCTTCGGCGATCACCTTCACGCAGGCCAGCACGGTCGAGACCTGCAAGGCGGTTTTGTTGGTGACGTGCTGGCCGTCAATCAGGCCAGCAAAGTCGTCCATGTCGCCGTCGATTTTCCCGGCGATCTGGTCGTAAGTCAGCTGAGCCGCCTTGCGCCCCATGAGTCGGTCGATGAAGTTCACTCGGCTGTTTCCCAGAATGAGGTTTCTTGGCCATCAGGGCCAAGGGCTCGACCCAGCGCCATGAGCATGGCGATCGGGCCGTCGATTTTGTTTTCGGGGCGTTCTTTGGTGGGGCTCATCAGCTCGTTGAACTTGCTGACTTTCACCACCAGGTTGGAGACCATCCACGACATGACGGGGTTGCCGTCGTGCACCAGTTTTTTCTCAAGCACCAGGTTTTCCACCTGGATCAGCGCGGGCGTGAAGAACATGGCCCGCTGCGTGATTTCCACCAGCGGCAGGCCTTCTTCGATCAGCTTGCCGGCAAAGTACATCGACAGCGCCGGGTCATAGGCGATCTCTTGCACGTTAAACATGCCGCACAAGCTGCGCAGGTCTTCGGCCACCACGTCAAAGTCGGTCAGGTCGCCATCGGTCACCTGCACGTAGTCTTGACGGGCCCAGCCGGTCAGGTGGGCGTTGCCGCTTTCTTGAATGGCCAGCTCGTTGAGGTACAGCTTGGTGCACACGTGCCACTTGCGAACCGGCTCATAAACACCGTCGGGTCCAGCTTCCAAAACGTCATGCTCAAAGACCAGCGACAGCGCCGCAAAGTCTTTCTTTTGCGCCAAGTCCAGCCCGATGTAGGCCCTGGCCCCGGCATAGTTGGGCAGGTCGCGCAAGCGCACATCGGCGCAGCGCTCCCACGCCCGCATGTCCATCCAGGCGCTCTCGCCGGACACCCACACGTTCAGGCGCTTGGTCAAAAAGTTGTTCAGGGCCGACGGCATGGCCTCGGCCTTGCGACTGGCGCTTGCCATGTCGTCCATCAGCACCGACTTGCCCCAATTGGGGTTGGCCTTGGCCCAGGTGGCCGGGTCGTGCGGGTCGTCGTTTTCGTCCAGCGTGTACACGATGCCGAACATGGTCGGGTCGTCGATCACGCCGTCCAGAATCTTGGTCACGTGCGTGCGGCGCTCGTAGCAAATGCCGCTGCGGTCGGTGCCTGCGGTGGTGATGTTCCACAGCAGCGACTGCTCACGCGCACCGCGGGCGGTGTCGATCACGTCGTAGACGGCGCGGGTTTTGTGCGCGTGCAGCTCATCGATGACCGCAAAGTGCACGTTCAGGCCGTCCAGCGTGCTGCCTTCAGCCGACAGGGGCAGAAACTTGCTGGCCCGGTGCGCCACCGTGATGCTGTGCTGCATGATGGCCACGCCCAGGTAGGTGCGCAGGTCAGGCGTGCGCTCAGCCATGGCGCGGGCATCGTCAAACACGATGCGGGCTTGGTCCTTGGTGGTGGCCGCGCTGTAAACCTCGGCCCCGTGCTCGCCGTCAGCCGACAACATGAACAGCGCCAGGCCGCTTGACAGCGTGGACTTGGCGTTCTTGCGGGGCACTTCCACGTAGCCTTCACGGTATCGGCGCAGCCCTGTTTCGTGGTGCACCCAGCCAAAAACGGCGGTCATGATGAAGCACTGCCACGGCTCCAACTCGATCAGGCGGCGTTCCCTTGCCCATTTGCCTTTGATGTGGGGCAGCAGCTCGATGAACTCACACGGCCGCGAGGCCAGATCATCATCAAAAACCCATGGCCAGTCGTCCGACCGTTCGCGTGCCAGGTCGTCCAGCTGCCGTTGGCAAGCCAATCGCGTCCACTTGCACGCCACAATCTCGCCCGCCACCACGCCCTGGGCATATCCCAGCGCGGCCTCGGTGAACTTGGTCATCGAACGACAGAGAATTTCTGAAAGCCGCTGGCTTGTTGCGGCGTTTCAAAGCCGGGCAGCGACATGGTGGGGTCCACATAATTCGAGGCCTGCACCCGCGCACGCGCTGCAGGGCTCAGGCCAAAGTGCATCAAGTAGCGATTGACCTCGGCGCGGTGCTTGCTCAGCAGCTGCACCATCACGCTTTGCTGCGCGTAGCCCGATGGCGTCACCGCGTAGCTGGCTTTGTAAACCGCATCGACATAACTCACGTCCTCGCCTTCCAGGCGCGACACTTGGCCGTTGAAAGCCATCTCCAATTCGTGCAGCCGACCCGCTGCCTGGCAGTACATCGCCAGCGCCGTGCGGTCCAGCCCGGTGATCAGGCCCAGCTCTTCCAAGATCGGCGTGATCCGCTTCCATTCCTTGCGGGCTTCCTTGCCCAAGTGGCGCGGAGCGTCCGGAATCTCCACCCGAGGATTGACGCCAGCCGATAAATCAAGCGCACGTTTCCCCGCATTACCTTCAAGCGCCCTTAATGCAGGCGGTTTTGGCTGCGGTCCTCGGAGTCCCATGGTCTTTCAGTTGGTTGGTTGATGGTGGCCGGTGCTGTGGTTTCCGACCTAGGGGTGCCGTGCAAGGATGGTCCTCCCCAGCGCATGCAGACTTGGCGCGCCTCTGCATGTCCTGCTCACTTGCGCATCAGCCTGCGCATTCACCATCACGGATTCGAGTTGTTAGCCCGACTCGGCCAGAGCCCCGGTTTTGTCGGTTCATGCCAGCAGGGCGCGCCGTTTATGCCAGCTCGAATGCGTGATGGCCCCGGGCACTGCCCCCGGGAAGTTGTCGGGGCTCTCACCCGCGCCGCCCGGGAACCCCCGGACTGATCATTGGTCTACTCGCTGCACCGGTTGCATCTGGGGCCGACCCGAAGGCAGCGTCCCCAATCTCACTTAGGCCAGCATCCGCTTTTGACCAATGGCACCTTGAGGGTGCAATTCTTTCCTGGTTCATGCCTTAACTTATGCGCTAATTGGTTGGCTTCCAAAAAGTACCCCGTGCGCACGGCCCAATGCCTGCGTTGCTTCCTCTGTCCGGGTAACTCGCCTATCGACAGCATTCGTGAACCGGCCCTGCCGGGGAGTACCCCCCCCTTCAAAACCCGCGCACGCAAAAATCTGGGGAACCGGTCGGT